CAACATTAAGCCGTTGCAGTTGACACAAGATATGGTCACAGCCGCGTTAGTTCGCGACTTACCTATGCTTGGCGTGGGCATGGACGAACTCGACATTCGTCAAATGGTACAAGGCATGGGCTTTGATAGCTTGCAAGGTTTAGCGACCACAGCAAGTATTACGACCCCGTTACAGTTTTTGCAAACTTGGCTTCCGGGCTTTATCAAAGTTATTACCGCCGCTCGCAAGATCGACGTGTTGACTGGCGTACAGACTGCTGGTTCGTGGGAAAATGAGGAAATCGTTCAGGGTATTTTAGAATACACCGGTTCGGCCACTCCTTACTCTGACTACGGCAACGTCCCGTTAAGCTCTTGGAATACCAACTGGGAGCGCCGGACTATTGTGCGTTTTGAAGAAGGCATGAGCGTCGGCACATTGGAAGAAATGCGCGCTGGCAAGATTAACGTTTCTTCTGCTGGTGAAAAACGTAACTCGGCTGCTTTGGCATTAGAAATCCAACGTAACCGCGTAGGTTTCAATGGTTTCAATAGTGGCAACAACCGCACTTATGGTTTCCTGAATGACCCTAACTTGCCTGCTTATATAACAGTGGCAACAGGTGCGGCAAGTTCGACAACTTGGGCATTGAAAACCTTCCTTGAAATTGTTGCCGACTTGGTTTCTGCGTTGACTACCTTGCGTACTCAATCCAAAGACACTATCGACCCGAATAGCACGCCGTTAACGCTTGCCGTTTCGTCTGCTGTTGTTGATCGTTTGGCAACAATGAACGTTCAAGGCACGCAGTCCGTCAAAATGTGGCTGGCTTCGACTTACCCGAATGTACGTGTAGAGTCTGCTCCTGAGCTTGACGCAGCAAACGGTGGTGCGAACGTGTTCTACCTGTATGCTGATTCGTTGAATGACGGATCAAGCGACGATGGCCGCGTGTTTACGCAAATTGTCCCTGCTAAGTTCCAGGTTTTGGGTGTTGAAAAACGTGCAAAATCTTACGTTGAGGACTATGCTAATGCGACAGCGGGCGTGTTGTTAAAACGTCCATTTGCCGTGGTGCGTCGTTCGGGCGTGTAAGTTTAAAAAGATAGGGTATTGATTATGGTTTACGTTTATTCGACTTTGACAAGCGCGATGGTTTACACGTTCTACAAAAAATTGGACGGTGTGGGTGATGTTGTAGAACATGAGGTACGGATTGAGGGTGGCGCTAATCTTGCTGATAAAAATGTTATTACGCCTCGCGGTGTGATGACTGCTATTAGTGAAGATGATGCCGAACTCTTGAAAGACCATCCGGTCTACAAGATGCACAATGCTAATGGGTTTGTCACGATTGAAGATCGTAAATTTGACATCGAGCGGGTTGTGTCCGACCTGACTAGCAAGGACGCTAGCGCCCCTATCGTGCCGCAAGACTTTTTAGATTCTGACTCCGGTGCTAAACCCATCGAAGTCGTATCGAAGAAAGGAAAATGACACATGGCCACTATCACTTTTGATGTGGCCGCTTTTCGGGTGGCGTTCCCAGCGTTCGCCTCCGAAGCTACTTTCCCCGATGAAACATTGCAGGGCTATTTTGATTCGGCAACGTGTTTCATCTCAGATTGCGATTATGGTGTGCTTCGCGGTGACTGCCGCGCTGATGCCCTCAATCTAATGACTGCTCATCTAGCCGAACTTGCCACTAAAATCAATGCTGGCATGGGGACTGGCTTAGTATCGAGTAGCACTATTGACAAAATATCCGTTACGTTAACGCCTCCGCCGTTCAAGTCACAGTTTCAGTGGTGGCTGACATTGACGGGTTATGGTCAACGACTCTACGCACTATTAAGCCGCAAAGCTGCTGGTGGTTTATATGTTGGTGGGCTTCCTGAGCGGTCAGCGTTTAGAAAAGTGCGGGGTATATTTTGATAACTCGACGTACTCAAGGTTCAATCGTTCAACTCCGCCAGTTTATTGAGCAAGCGGAAAAGACGACCCTGACTGTTGGTTTTCACGAGTCGGCAAAATATACAGACGGCACTCCGGTGGCAATGGTCGCTGCCGAAAATGAGTTTGGCGTACCTAGTCGCCGACAACCTCCGCGCCCATTCATGCGCCCAACAATAGCGGCCAAGCGCCAAGAGTTTTTGGATTTATTGGGCAAAGGCTCAAAAGCCGCATTGCGTGGACGATTCACGTTAATTCAAGTATTCGATCAAGTCGGTTTAAAAGTGGCCGGTGAAATTCGCCGCACTATTTCAAAACTGACTAGCCCAGCATTAAGCCCGCGCACGATTCAAGAGCGCCGATTAAAATACGCAAGCAATCAGCAATTAGTTGGCGGATTGACTAAGCCTTTAGTCGAAACAGGGCTAATGATTGCATCGGTCACGCATGAGGTAAAAACATCGTGAATGTCCCGTCTAGCAATCTATTAAGCATGGCGCTAACAGTCATCCAACCGACGACTTTTAAACTATTCGCTTTCATTGACCGCGACCGAAGCGCCAAAGGTCAGTTTGTTTCAAACTTTGCAGAAGGTGTTGACGTGCTTGGCAGTATTCAAGCCGTACCGCGTTCACGCTACCAAAATTTAGGCTTAGATTTTAATAAGAATTACATTCAGATTTATACATCATCCAATGTTATCGACCTTCGCCGCGATTCGTCAGGTGATCAATTAGAATGGAATGGTCGCCGCTATGAAGTCAGCTCGAATAATGACTGGCACTCAATAGATGGATGGATGGGTGTTTTAGCTATCGACATTGGAGCTATACCCGATGACCAATAACGAAGTTTGGATAATTTTAATCGGCGTGATTGAGACTGGCTTAACTGATATGTCGATCAATGCCAGTGTCCAGCAAGATTATCAGCCCACACAACAGGGCGCGCCATCGTCACCATTTGTCGCATTGCACAACATCACAAACAATCGTTATGGCTTCAATAAAAACAAAACAGTTTACGATTCTGGCGCCGATAACCTAAAACAGACTCAAGGCATCGTCATGCAGCGCACTTATCAAGTGAGTGCTTATGCGATTGAAGACCCGAGCGATGACGAAGCGGCGACGGCTTATGATATTGTCGAGGCTGTTTCATCAATCATGCAGTCTGAAAAAACACAGGACGAATTGTTATCAAGTGGTATTAGCATCTTTCGCGTGACCGACATTCGTAGTCCTTTTTTTACTGATGACAAAGATAGAAATGAGGCTGCCCCAAGTTTCGATTTTGTTATATCCTATTCCCAAGAAACAATTACCGTCGCCAACGAGGTTTCGACCTTCGAAGGGGACATCCACAGCGTGTGAGGCGTAAACATGGCCATTAGTTTTAGTAAATATGTTGACATCGTAAGCGGTGTTGGCGCGGGCGCAAGTGTCCGTCAGCGTGATTTAATTGGACGATTGTTTACGACCAATGAATTATTGCCGACTGGTTCAATGGTTGAAATGACGACCAGCGATGACGTTAAAAATTACTTTGGTGCTGATTCTGATGAATACAAACGCGCTTTAGTCTATTTTGGCTTCGTGTCTAAAAACATCGTCAGCCCGAAAAAGATTAGCTTTGCTAGTTTCACTCCTGATGCGACAGCGCCAAAAGTTTTCGGCGGTAAGATCACGTCAACCGTAAATGATTTTGAGTCAATTACTAACGGCAGTATCAATGTAACGATGGGGGCAACCACAAACGCGATCACGGGCATTGATTTTACGGGCGTTGCTACGTTGTCCGATGTTGCCGATGCAATCAAAGCCGCGATTAATGACGAAACAGGTACGATGTGGACAGCCGCAGACGTAACTTATGATGCCGTTAATAAGCGCTTTAATTTAACAGGTGGCGCGGCTGGTACGGCTGCTATGAACATCCAAGCGGGTGGCACTGGTACAAACATCGCGACATTGATCAACTGGATTGAAGGAGCTGACCCTATTTTGTATGCTCGTTTCAGCGATGGCGCGGCAGTTCAAACTTATGCGGATTGCGTGTCTGAGTCAGCGACGGCAAATAACAACTTTGGGTCATTCGAGTTTTTGCCTTTGACGGGCGAAGGCTTGGTGTATATGCCATTAGCTGATGCTGTTGATATTGCTGTTTGGAATAACTCCGAAAACATCAAATTCATTTTTTGCCTAGGTGTTTTTTACACTGATACAAATGATTATAGCGACGGCTTGCTTGGTTATAGTGGCACTGCATTAACGCTTGTCGAAGATGCACTGACTGACTATCAATATCCCGAAATGATCCCGATGATTGTTTTGGCGGCTACTGATTACACGCGCCGCAATGCTGTTCAAAATTATATGTACCAGCAAGTCAGCGGGATTGATGCGACAGTAACATCCACCTCTATTTCTGATGCGCTTGATTTGCTTCGCGTCAACTACTATGGTCAAACGCAAACCGCTGGCCAGAAGATTAGCTTCTATCAGCGTGGTTTGCTGTGTGGTGGCAGCACGTCGCCGACTGACATGAACACTTATGCTAACGAGCTTTGGTTTAAAGATGCATGCAGCGCTTCGCTTATGACATTGTTGTTAGCATTAGGCAAAGTGTCGGCTAATCGTGAAGGGCGCGGCCAAGTGCTTAATCAATTATTGTCAGTGATTGATGCTGCTTTGTTTAACGGCACTATCAGTGTCGCTAAAGCATTGACGATTACGCAAAAGCAATACATTGATGGCATTACAGGCGTTGCTGATTCATGGCGTAC